ATCAAAAAGCCACCAGAGAACAGAGAATAAAAAGAATCGAAGACGGAAAAAGCAGTTGGACCGGTTTGCTTCGTATGCTCGAAGACGAAAAGATTCGGGAAAACGAGGGGCGTCAAATGGAAATTATGAAAATGAGTGTGTCAAAATATCTCCATGATCTAGAAGACGTTCATGTTTACCAAGATAAAAGTGCGGATACTCCTTTTTTGACTCCAGAGAGCGTGGAAAATGCAGAATAGGCCAATAGATCAAAACTATAAAAATTGGAGAAATCAAGTATACAAAAGAGACGGCTATTGTTGTCAGTGGCCTAAGTGTGGAATCAAAAAGAAATTAAACGCCCACCATATAAGAAGATGGAGTGATTATCCTGGGCTAAGATTCAACGTCAACAATGGAATCACCCTATGCAGTAGACACCACAGATTTATAAACGGAAACGAGGATGGTTACGCGCCATTGTTTTTTAAAATAGTGGCCAGCAAGAACTATGAAAAATAAATACTTTAACATAATAGTAGATACCAGAGAACAAAAGCCCTGGGATTTTAATGATACATTTAATATCACTAAGGCAAAACTAGATACTGGAGACTATAGCATAGAAGGACTAGAAAATATTCTGTGCATAGAACGCAAGAGCAGCGTTAATGAGGTAAGCAATAACATTACAGAAAAAAGATTTAAAGACGTACTAGAAAGAATGGGAGACTATCAACATAGGCACATGCTTTTTGAATTTGATCTAGTCGATATTTTAAATTTTCCAAAGAATAGTGGAATCCCACAACGATTATGGAAAAACCTTAGAATAACCCCACTATATCTGCTCAAATTTGTAACCGAAATAAATACCAAGTACGGAATTAATACCCATTTTTGTGGAAATCGGAATAATGCACAAGCACTAGCAGTTTCTATAATGAAGAGAGTCAATGAAGAACATAATAGAACCTAAAATATTTGATGAAGCATGGCTAGGTCTGGGAGATACTAGCAAACTGAAGATTGATCGTAATGTTATGATCGGTCGAAGCAAATATGACATAGAAAATCCAGATGCTCATCTACTCAAGATAATGACCAACCCTGAATATTTTGGGTTTACTGTAAAAAGTTTATTTGGAATAGAACTTCATCCCATACAGATAGCTATTCTTCAAGAGTTCTGGCAGCGTCCTTTTCCAATGTTTATTGCTTCTCGTGGTTTTGGTAAGTCTTTTATACTTGGTATGTATGCAACATTAAAATGTATATTTGTACCGGGAAGCAAAATAGTTATTGTGGGTAGTGCATTTAGGCAGAGTAAAATTATATTCGAATATATGGAGAATCTATGGCGTAATAGCGATATTCTTAGAAGTATATTTAATGGGGCTAGCGATGGCCCACGGAGAGATGTAGATCGTTGTACGATGAGGCTAGGAGATAGTTGGGCAGTTGCTATTCCGTTAGGAACTGGTGATAAAATTAGAGGTCTTCGTGCCCATATCATTATTGCAGACGAATTTGCATCTATAAGTCCTGATATTTACGAAACAGTAGTTTCAGGCTTCGCTGCCGTGAGTGCTAGCCCTATCCAAAATGTTAAGGCAGAAGCCAAGAAAAAGGCAATGAAAGATGCTGGAATATGGACTCCTGAAATGGATACTCTCATGGTGAAGAAAAGTAACCAGGCAATTATATCTGGTACTGCTGATTATAGTTTTAAGCATTTTGCGCAGTATTGGAGAAGATACAAGAGTATCGTTGAAAGCAAGGGCGATCCCAGAATTTTAGAAGACATATTTGGTGGTCCGGTTCCAGAAAACTTTAATTGGCGTGACTATAGTGTTATTCGTATTCCCTACGAGCTTATTCCAAAAGGATTTATGGATGACAAACAGGTTGCTAGAGCTAAAGCTACTATTCATAGTGGTATTTACCAGATGGAATATGCGGCATGTTTTACTAGTGATAGCGAAGGGTTTTTTAAAAGAAGCCTTATAGAATCCTGTACATGTTCAGATAAAAATCCTATACAGGGATTAGAGGGCATCATATCTTTTGACCCAATAATTAAGGGAGATCCCAATAAAGAATATATCATCGGAGTTGACCCTGCTAGTGAAAAAGACAATTTTAGTATTACAGTAATAGAACTTAATAAAGACCATAGAAGACTGGTTTATTGCTGGACTACAAACAGGGGAAATTTCAGAGATCGTCAAAAAACTGGTCTTATAGACGACCATGATTTCTATTCATTCTGCGCAAGAAAAATAAGAAACCTCATGAAAGTTTTTAATGTTAGGACTATTGGTGTTGATGCTCAGGGTGGTGGCGTAGCTATCGAAGAAGCCTTGCACGATCCAAATAATCTTAAAGATGGTGAACAGCTTATATGGCCAGTAATAGATTATGATAAGCCTAAGCCTACAGACAACCAGGTTGGTTTGCATATTCTAGAATTGGTCCAGTTTGCGAAAGCAGATTGGGTGGCCCAAGCTAATCATGGTTTAAGAAAAGACTTTGAGGATAAAAAACTTATTTTTCCAAGGTTTGATTCATTGAGCATAGGTTTAGCATTAGAGAATGAAGGAAAAAATATTTTAGAGGCAGATCTTAATCCTTTATACGATAGTTTAAGTGAATGTATTGTTGAGATAGAAGAATTAAAAAATGAGCTTACAACTATTGTTATGACACAGACTAGTAGTGGTGTGGGAGCTAGAGATCGTTGGGACACGCCTGAGACAAAAGGTCCTCATGGTAAAAAGGGTAAACTCAGAAAAGACCGATATAGTTCTCTTCTTATTTCTAACATGATTGCTAGACAATTAGATTTACAATTAGCCGATGTGCAATATAATGTAATAGGCGGATCGACCAGAGATATAGTGAACACAAAAGAATCTGAAATGTATAAAGGTCCAAGTTGGTTTACCAATAGTGTAAACGAAGACTTTTATGTAGGAATTAACAAATAAGGTGTATGTTAGTTTAACAATAGTATTGCAATTCCATTAATGCCCAAAGATGAAAAATAATATGAATAAACCTGATGAAGCTTTTTATTTCTGGGGAGAAGACGAAGAAAGTAAGAAGAATGCAGTTGGAGCTTCTGGAGAATCTCTACAAGAGTATGCCGGAATTCAACACGCATCAGCAGGATTAGGAAGAACAACATTAAGAACCGATTTTTCTAATGTTCTTCCAAATATTTCTAGTAGACCAGGGCTTTCTAGGTCTGATTATGACTATTTTAGACCACAAGAGTCTGTACCGGAACAGTTCAAAGCAATACTTCGTAGAGCAGATGATATCTATCAAAGAGTTGGTTTAGTTAAAAATGTTATTGATCTTATGGGTGATTTTGCTAGCCAGGGAATTACAGTGTCTCATCCCAATAAAAGAATAGAAAGATTTTATAGGAATTGGTTTAAGAAAGTAAACGGTAAAGACAGAAGCGAAAGGTTTTTAAATAATCTATATCGTTCAGGTAATATTGTTATGACTAGACAGACTGCAAAGTTGTCTAATAAGTCAATACAAAATATGTATAAGGCTAACGCTGCAGATTTTTCAGATACAGATATTAAGTCTCAAACACTATCATTAGGTAAAAAAGAAATTCCTTGGAGATACACATTCATAGATCCTGTATATATTGAAATTGCTGCTGGGCCGCTTTCTTCATTTGTAGGTGGTAAAAAGGCTTATGGGTTGAAGTTGCCAGCACATCTTAGAAAGATCATTAATTCTCCCAAAAATGATGCTGAGAAATTTATGGTAGCAAAATTGCCACCAGAGGTTATTGAAGCAGCTAAGACTCGTAAGCCTTACTACCTAGATCCAGATAAGGTAGTAGTGAACCACTACAAAAAAGACGATTGGCAGACTTGGGCATATCCTATGATTTATTCAATCATGGATGATATTACAGTCTTAGAAAAATTGAAGTTGGCGGATATGGCAGCACTTGATGGAGCAATATCAAATATTCGTATTTTTAAACTTGGTAATCTAGATCATAAAATAGCTCCGACTAAAGCTGCTGCATCTAAGCTTGCTTCTATCCTACAAAATAATGTCGGTGGTGGAACAATGGATATCGTATGGGGTCCAGATATTGAGCTTCTAGAATCTAATACAAATGTGCATCAATTTCTTGGAGAGGCGAAGTATACTCCCCATCTAAATAATGTTTATGCTGGTTTAGGGATTCCTCCAACTCTTACC